ATTGCACGAGTCAGTCCGCCGGCATAGAAATATGTCGACGTCAAGTGCTATGGGGGGCGAAAGCCCCCTACCAACAAGTCGGGGGAAAGCCCCGACAAGCCACGGCGGGGGAAAGCCCCGTCCTGCGAACCGAGGGGTCCCCCCCTCGAAGATGGAGGCGAAAGCCCCATGCTCCGGACCCGATAGGACCGTTGAGCAGGCACAAACCGCCGCCAGCAAGGCTGTGACACCCGGCTGTGAAGAGTTCATGATTGTAACTCCCATAACACCGGTCGATCCCCTTATGAAACTGGCTCAGCGGATGGGTATTGATGAGCTTAAAGTCGTAACCATCTGCACGCATGAAGGTGCGTGCTGGAGTGATGGCCATGGCCCGGCTCTTCTAGTTCCTCCTGTAGACCACGTTCTGCTCACGGCAAATGCTGAGTGGGACCCGATGGGATACAGTGACGTATATGTGTGTGTCAAGGCTCCTTCGGTGCAGAGCCCACACCCGTACGGCGCCCTGGTTAGAAACATTGCTGAAGCGCGAGCGACGGCGGTGGCCAAGGCAGAGGATGGGGTTTTGGTTGAGGTTGGGGCGAATGTTGGTCGCCAACGGTCTAATGGTGAAAACCACCTGATCGTAAACCTTGACCTTTTGACCAATGACGAAACAAAGAACTCCGCGTGGAAAAAACGCGGCCATGTCTTTGAGACCTGTGGAATCTCGAAATGGCTGGAAACAGCTGATAAGAGACCCAAAGTCTTTTTGATGTGCCAATCCATCTACTACCTCATTGAGGAGAAAGAGTGGTGGAATGGACTTGTTCCGTTGTTGCAACAGGGCCCAATTCTGGCCGTCCACCATCTGTTCCCCGCATCGGCAGGGTCCTTGTTGAAACACAAGGCCCGATCGGGGACGCAGGTTGCTGATATGAAGTATCAGAGGGTAGACGGCCGGGTGCAGGCCGAGGCGCGGAATAATCGACGGGTGTATTCACACCTTGATATTCCGTGGGGGTTGCGTACCCCCAGAGTTATCCAAGCGGGTGACTACGACCTCGAAATTGACATGACGCAGATTGCTCAGGATACGTACCTGACGCACCTGCGCCTGCGGCCGCGTAGTCGGGCCCCCGTTGTCGAAGTTAAGCCGAGTGAGTTATCGGTTGACATGACGCAGTCGGAGGTCCGTACACCATACAACCCCGTCATGAAGACTGTGGGTCGGTGGTGCTGCGCGCGCCGCATTGATGTGGACCTGAAGGCGGTGGCATACGTCGTATCCGGGCTGACACACAATTCCTCGTCGGAGGACCAGATTGATGCGACGGCATTGTCGCGCTCTGAGTTGTGGCATAGCCGGGCTACAGGCATCCCCATTGATGGGGAGGCGTACCCCATTGCTGTTAGGGACACGGCCATGCATGCCGCTTCATTGTGGCGTGACGTCCGTGATGACCGGCTGCGCATTAGCCGGTTCCGGACTTTGGTTCGCAATATGGGCGCTATTCTTTTGACCGTCGCAGTGGTGTTTGGCTTACAACACTTGTACGAGAATGGAGTGCGCCAAGTCCTCTCGGACCTCTGGGTATTGGCTGGTTGGGTGTTGTGGAACATCAAACCAGTCGTACTACGAGTGTTCCAGGGGCGCACGCATGTGGGGTTTCGACCCCGCTTACGGGTAGCATGGGAAAAATCGTGGTGGGACATGTTTATGTTGATTGTTTGGTACTGGCCGGAGAGAGCTGTTCTCTTTATCTTCGGCAGATCAGAATTGACATTACTTTGTGTCGTCCCCATGTATCCCATTGGATCCGTGATTGTGGAAGAGTGGGCCAAGCAATATGGCCCCCCCATAGTCCTACTCATAGTCTTGTATGAGGGCTCGGGTGTTGTTGGGTTAGTGATGCACACTTTACTCGCCACCCTACCATATGAGACAGCCGTCGTTACCCACATCGCTTGGAATGTGTGGGTATCGCTGGCGTATGACAATAGGATGCGTGTTTGTCTCCCAACTGTGCATCATGGGGTACTGCGTTTGCGCAAGTACGAGGCCCCATTCGATGGCGAGTGGTTGAAGCACGACCTCATGGAGGTCTCCGACTACTCGACAGGCCCCTACCAATACATCCAGCATCATGGCTTGGTGTTCCCGAATTGCCCCATCCACGTACACCGGTCTAGTCCTCGGAATGAGGTCGCCGGAATCTATACGCGGTTGATGGGGGCACCCGGGTTCGGGGGTTTGCTACCAGTGTTTTGTGACTTTCTTGAGAAGCAGTTACGGTTGATGGCAGTAGGGGGATCGCCAACTCTGATGAGTGGTGAGCGGTTTCCCGAGTGCCCGCGTGACTACTTGTTCGGGTCTCATGACGCTGCGTTTGAGACATGGACGTCCCTTGAACGGGTGACGAAGGTGAAGGACATCAAGAACCGAGCAGCATTGCTCGTGTCCCCCTTCGGCCCAAGTGCGAGGGATTTTCGTCGCGTTGCCTTTGTTAAGGCGGAGATCAAGGATGGGTACGAGAGTGACCCACGGATCATCCAAGACACAACACCAATGGCCCATTATTTACAGGGGCCGTTGTGTTACGCGATGTCCAAATTGCTAATGGGTTTGTGGACCGGTACATTCATATTGTATGCGAACGGTCTTACCGGAGCCGAAGTTGGGGCTCTGTTGCGCGATTTTGAGCGTTATTATGTCGGCGACATTAGTCGCTACGACCGCTCAATCGCCGAACTCATATGCCGTGTGTTTAGCGCGTGGAGACGCCTCTTCTGCATTTCGCGGGATGAGCTGCGCGCTTTTATTGCACAGGAGAAAACGAAGGGGTCTAGCCTACATGGCCGAACTCAGTATGAGGTCCCCGGACAGCGAAAATCCGGTGATGACAACACGTCACTGGACAACTCATTGCTGAATGCCTTTTTGCATTGCTTCGTTTTCATCGTTTTGGGCTACTCTTGGAAGTGGCTCCGTGCAAACACACAAATCTTTGTGTTGGGGGATGATATTGTGATCGGCTACCCTGCGTCTGCTCAGTGGGTTGTCGACCTTATCCCCTCACTTCTTCGGGAGTTAGGCTTTGTCGTTAAGCCGAAAACCGTTGATGACAAAGACCTAGTCCAGTTTTGTAGCAAGTTCTTTTGGCGGGTTGGTGGTACCCGCGTTCTTGCTGCGAAACCAGGGCGTCAGCTCCAAAAAATTGGATGGGGTGTCAACCCCAATGACATTGACTTCGAGGCTAAGTTGTACGGGACCCTGTATGAAAACAGGTGTGTCCCGTTCTTGGCCGAGTACTGTCAGGCTGGAATGCCAAATTTGAAGCGGGCTGAGGCAAAATGGCACCTCGCTGCTGAGAAGGACCAGGGAATCAAACGCCGCAGGATCACGGGGTCACCGCCATGGGACACCGGGACACTTGACCAGTTCGTGAAGATATACGGATTTGGTGCCATTGAGTTGGCCGGCTGGATGGCCATGCTCGCTACATGGAACGGAAAACAAGCAGCAATCACGAGTGACGTGGTTGAGCGAATGCTTGCACGCGAGTAGAGCCATCGTACAGGGCAACAGGGCATAGGCCCGGGGAAGGCGCTCCCCCCCATATGTGAGTAGAAATGTACAATAGGTAATTTCTTTTTGTTTAAGCTGTAGTGCAACGTAATAACGGGAGTAGCGACCCCGCACTTAGTAGCCTGACACGTACAATTGAAGTGCGTCTCCAGAGAACGTCTTTCTTAAGACAATGCCGAGAAATCGGAAAAGCAAACAAAACGCAAACCCCGGAAAAGGGGTCAAACCAATGAAGAAACTAGCGAAGGCAATTGCCACCTTCCGAGGTGCCCAAAGGAAAGGGCCCAAGAAGGGCATGCTGGCCACCATTGGTGGAACGATTGGGAATTATCTCGGTGGTGCTCAGGCTGCCGGGATGGGTGAACGAGCGGGCCAGTACTTGGCACGCCTCACCGGACGCGGGACATACAAGCTGTCACGCAATTCCCTGACCGGGGCGGGTGCGCCTGTCCCGGTCTTCAAAGCTGGGGCCATTGAGGTGTCGCATTCCGAGTTTCTCGGCGACATCACGGGAAGCACAGGGTGGAGCATCGCGTCATACTCCCTTAATCCGGGGTTGGACACGACGTTCCCCTGGCTCTCCCATATGGCTCCTATGTTCGAGGAGTATGAGTTCATGGGCTTGGCCTTTGAATTCAGGTCCACCTGCGGAACTGCTGTTGGGTCAACCAACACAGCGCTCGGGACCGTGATCATGGCAACGGAATATGATGCCTTGGATCCCTCCTTCACATCGAAACAACAAATGGAGGCTTACGAAGGGGCCATCTCCACTGTGCCGTATGGGAATACGTGTCACTTTGTCGAGTGCGCCCCCCGCAAGAACCCTCTTGAAACCATGTACGTTCGGTCGGGCGCAATCCCCACTGGCGCGGACCTCCACCTGTACGATCAGGGCAATTTTCAGATTGCCACCGTCGGTATGCAGGCCGCAAACGTAATTGGTGAGCTTTGGGTCACCTACCATGTCAAGTTCCGCAAGCCTAGCTTGCCGACACCGTCTGGTGGGGAGTTACTCTATGCTCGTTTTCAAGGGGTTATCAACACGTGCACGGCCGCTAACCTTTTAGGTGTCACTGCGACCACTGCATTGTGTCGAGTTTCTCCTTCAACCCTTGAGGCGCTCGTCGTCTCATCCAACGTGCTCACACTGCCTACCCAAGGGACTTTCCTGGTTGCAGTGGCGGCCACTGATGGAGCCACGTCCCTGGCCGGTCCCCTCTCCGTCGCTAGCGTCGGATCGAATGTCGGCCTCGTGTCTTCACGTTGGAACGGGGGTAGCACCCACATCCGCACTTCGTGGACGACCAATTTGTCAACGTCCATGTTCATCGTATCAGTCCTTGGAAATGGGACAACGAGTGCGAACCAAATCACCTTCGCCGCCCCGTTGCTCATGGCGGCAGGTAACACAGACATCTACATCTCTGAGATTCCTTATCTCGGTGTCGATGATGACGAATCGTTCGTAGGGGAGCACAAAGGGGAAGTCGATCCCTATCCTTTTAACATCTCTGAGGCTGACCTGGCACTGCGCGTGCGCCAGTTGATTGCCCAGATGGCGAAGGACAAGGAGATCGAGCCCCCTCCACTCGCGTCGTCTTCCACTGCTGGCTGGTTTGGTAGCCGCTAGCATTAACAACACCACCTCTCTGCCTTTGCAAAAATGAGAGAAGAAAAC